CCTTCCTCTAGGCTCTCGTCCTTCTTGCCTCTACCGTAGTTATCGTCTTTACAGTATTTGGAAGCAATCTGTGCTGCACGAGCAGACCAGTTCTTGAGAACGCCATCTTCGCATTTGATGTCTTTAATCCCTGGCGAGTCAGAGTTAACAACAAATTTTAGACCTGCTGTGCAAATCTCTTTGCCAGAGTAGCAACCGCCCTCTTCTTCAAGTCTTCTTACAATAGTTTCTCTGACTCTTGAGCGAAGTGCCTCGTCAGCAGGGATGCAGTTGCGGTACTGCTTTCCATATAACTCTTTGGTCTTCTGAGTAGGATGAGTCTTATAACCCTTTTGACACTTACCCGACTCGTCTAGTACCGTTCTTACAATCTCTGTAAGTTCTTCGTCTGTTAGTGTTTCTAATAAGTTTTCCATAGTGTTTTCCTTAAATGCTTGTGAAAAGATATCCTTCTTCAGTTGCTGGAGCTTTTCAGCAGTGTCTTTGAAGATGCCAAGGTTTTCGATTGTGTCCAAGAGCCCTTTCGGGTCAAGGAAACTCTTGATCATTTCCATGAATTCTTCGAACTTTTCATAATTCTCTCTGATGAAGTCTATGATTCTCGCTACTTGAGTTGAACCACCAGAGAGTGCGTCCATAACTTTGTTCATGCCAATCTTGGCGATCTTTTGTAAAAGCATAGAGAGAAGAGTTGCTCCGACTGCGAGCCACTGTGGTTGTCTCAGTGCTCCGAGGACATCTCTTATGCTTCTATAGGTGTTCTTGTTGAACAACTTCATAAGGAATGTTCTCATCTTACCTTCGGCATTCTTTGTGATTTCTCTGCCTTTTTCCAAGAAAGACTGGAGCTTCTCAAGGGCAGCGTCTACTACTTTTTGTAGCTTACTCTCTGCCCAATCCTCGAACTCGGCATACTTGCTCTTGCCCCAACTGGCAACCGACTTCATAAAGTCCCAAATACCCTCATCGATTCTGCTGTTAAGATGCCAGACACCATCGGCTTCATAAATAATGGGAGAACTTTCTAAGAACTTTCCTTCCCAGATGTCTTGGACAAACTGGTTTGCCTCTTGTGTCTCTTGATAGTCTCTCCAATTTTCAAGTAGCTCTGTCATTTTAGCTATCTACCTTTGAACCTGCTCGCCATTGCATAATAGCCTCTCTGACTCTTGTTCTAAGTGCCTCGTCAGTGCTAAATTCTTCTTTCATAGACTTTTTACCACTGCATCTCCACTTCTTCCTAGAGAGATTGTTTGGAGTGTTAGGATCGTTCTGTTTGTCCTTGGACAAGCCCTTCTTGATACCGTAAGAACGAGCACAATAGCTGTCACCCTTGTCTGTCCCTGGAGCGATTCGATATCCCTTTGCGCCGTAGCTTACCTTCTTCTTTCTACCAGTCTTTTTGTTGGTAACAGTTTTGGAGTACTTCTTGCCCTTGGCTGGCTCTTCAGCAAGACGATCAAGGATCGCCTCACGAACCCTGCCTCTCAACTCTTCATGGGTAATCTTAGCCTTGGTTGGCTTTACGATGCTCCTTTGATACTCTCCATCGTCCTTGTCCCAGACTTCTTCGCTCATTCTGTCCTCGATAAGAGACATAAGGGTGTTCCAGTGGTTGTCTGAAATTCCTTGTGGAGCGTTTCCGCCAGTCTTCTGTGCAATAGTGTTGAGTGCTGACGCATATTTTGCTTTTTGCTTTGGCGAAGGGTTGTCTGTAAGGTTGTGAACCATGTCTGACAACTTTACACGCAGGGTTGGAATGTCGCCTAGAAGATCTATAACGTAAGCTTGATAGTCTCCGCCCTTTTCGTGAGTAAGAGCACGAACGACTCTGATAACTTCGTCGCCTGCTGCTGGATCTTGAATAGAGCCCTTGATGAACTCTTCCATCTCCTCTACAGAGGAAACAGTAGAGCCAGGTGCGTCTTCAAGCGAGTCGTGAAGCAATGCTGCTAATTGAGCTACCCTGTCTTTGGGATAGAACTTTGCTGTGATGTTTCTAACCTCGGATGGGTGTGAGAAATACTCAGAACCATCTCTTCTTGACTGTCCAACGTGAGCCATTCTTGCTGTGTTGTAAACATCCTTGAAATCATCTGGTGAAAACTTCTCCCTTAGTGCCATCTTGTTTTCAATCTTGCTCATAAACTTTTCTGTTGCTGGTGAAATCGTTGATGCCACATATGCCACTGTGCCCACAGCGCCCGTCATGAAGCCAAGCCATTTTTCAAAACTTGCGGACTCTGATGCCGCCTTCTTTAAAATATCAAGTGCCAGGAAAGACTTTGCCTGCTCCAAGCCCTTTTCTGCTGCTGCGGATGGTAGTGCATATGCGAGCTTCTTCAGTAACACTGCAACAGTAATCGCCAAGAGCACTTTTTTCCAACTATCTGCTGTCTTGGAGAGATACCCAGATGCAGAATTGACATATTCAATAATCTTCTGAGCTATTCCTGTCGAAGATCTCTTAATCTTCTCCAGTGCCTTCCTAACGTTGTTAATCATCGGATCGATAACCTCGGACTCTATTAGATCCACAAAGGGTCCGATGGTTTCCGAATTCTTCATCAACTTGTATATGGATTTAAATAGGTTAGGCACCTCTCCAGCCTTCTGCTTCACCCACTTCTTCATTGTATCCATGAATGCCTCAAAAACCATTTGCTCTGACAAGACATGTTCACGAAGCTCTGCGGTGTATTCTACCGAGCCGCTTTCTGACAAAGGAACTTGAATGCCGAGAACTTTTGTCACGTAAGAGTGGTTTTGGAGAAGCTCGTTTCTATCTTGGTAGATTCTCCACTGGGACATTACATCGTTCAATTTCTTATTCTCCTCTTTCCGTCAGCTTGCTCTTCACGATTCGCCTGACTGCTTCTCTAAGAGATGGATTCCTGTCGGCGACTGAAGGTATAGCTTCTTCAGGAGATTCTGGAGCGAAGTCCTCTTCTTCTGAAAATCCGAGAGCTTCGAGGGCTGTCTCAATTTCATCCGATAAAGGTTCAGAGCCTGCCATGGCGGCGAAAATCGACTTGAACTCTTCCATTGCCTCTCCAGCAGACATAACCTCGATATCCCTCTCAGACTTCATCTTCTTGATGGCTTTTGCAGTAATCTTCGAGAAGTTAACAGATTTGCTGTCCTTCCAGGGAGACTCTTTTCCAGGGTTGAGCCAGGGGCTTGTTTTGGTGGAAGTCCATGCATTCTCTTTTATATACTTCTTCCAATTATCTAACGGTTTGTTACTCATTTTTTTCTTCCTTTTATCTTAGTTTTATCTTAGAGATGGATCTTTCGAGGTGGACTTCAACTTAGGTACTAAATCTTTCTTCAGCTTCAGCAATCTTTCGAATCTTATCTTCTGATCAGAATCGATATACAGAACCTGCGGTTTTTTAAATTCCCCATTGATTAACAAATCGTCAAAGTCGTAGAACTTCACCTTAGGTTCTGCTACCACACTACCAGAAATTAGTGGCAGAGTCAACAAGATTATTAATATTTTTTTCATAGCTGAAGCCTCCAGGACATAATAAATAGTCTGGAAGAGGAGAAAGGGAGGGTTTAAGCGCTATCTCTTTACTGAAATATATACCGGGGTAGTTCCGAAATCTAAAAGCTGTGTTTTCTCAAACTCTGATGACTCCCTGTTCCAAGCTTCATAGTAAACGTTATTCTCTTCGTCCACTGTAACGTTTCTAAGCGGTGTTGATTGATGAGGCACAGATGCGAACGAGAGCATCGTTGCGCTTGCGAGAACTGCTAATAAAAATGTTAGTTTTTTCATCTTCTTTATTCCTTTGTTTGAATGATGTATTGGCTGATAAGTAGCCTCTAGAAACTCTTTTAGCCGATGTTTTTTTGAACTATTTTAATGTTGCTTTAATGACACATTTTGTGCCAACAGTTGACGCTCAATGAGCAGGAGTCCAGTCATCAGGGAAGTGGCGAGAACATAATCTTCGTCTGCAACAACTATAGAGTTTTCAGGTACTTGCGCCCCTTTAGAATCCACCTCTTTGCCTATTAAATCGAGAAGTACCTCCTTTGTTCTCAGTGTCCCTACATAGAACTCACAAAGAGTTGCAACCAGAGAGTTCACGTCAGAATAATCCTCCATATTAAGCGGCTCTGATGTTGTGGATAAAAGGGTGTTGTATGAAGTCTTTGCGTATTCATCCATCTGAACAATGGCATCTAATAGCTCCTCTTGAGGTATCACTATTATCTTTTCTTCACTCATGTTATCTTTCCTTCTCCAGCTCTTTTAGAGAACTTATGTAATCTTCTGCATGCTCATATGTTAAAACATTCATCACATCATACCCTTTCCTCTCTAGCACTTCTGTAGCTTGAGTTGCCCTTGTGCCTGACGAGCAGAACACGACGAGTGTCTTATCCTTCGGAAGTCTCCGCAAAGCCAGCCCGATCGAGCCTGGATATTCTACCACAAGTATTTTTCTATGTGGTACATTGATGGATCCCGGTATACTCTTTTCCTCAAACTCACGCTCTGTTCTGACGTCTAATATAAGACATTCCGAGATGTTCAATGTCATACTTTTCTTACCCTCTCGTGCCCTACCATGCACTGACAAGTTCAACTTCTTCTATATGTAAGTAGCGAGGCAGAGTGTCGCCATCGCATATCCAATATATCTCAACAATAGATGCCTCGTTTGGGGCGGTGATGACTATTCCCAGGCGAGTGCGTCCGTAAGCAAAACAAGGGCAGACAAGCGAGCCGAGCCTCACAGAAGTCCTCGACGCCTCACCTTCGTCGGAAGAACCTGTCCCTCGCCCCAGACGTATTTGGACTTCCTCTTGTTCGTGACTGCGAGTACTTCTATCACCTTTTTTCCAGCTTTTTCACGAAACGCCACCTTTAGTGCTGCTGGCTGAAGGGTTCCATACAGAGGCTTGGTAATCCTCTTTTGGAATTTCCTTCTCACAGGAGGCTTATTCAGGAATTTGGCACAGCCCTTGAATATCTCCTCCTTCGTGTACCCGTCGTCTGTTAGAGACTGCCAGTCAACAGCAATGTAGCCGCATATCACCCAGCGGCTGACTCCGAATCCTGGCAAAGACCAGAACATCGAATTATGATATCGAGCACCACGTAGTGTGTCACCGTTTTCAACAGAGTTCATCTTAAGAGAGGGGTATTCGTACAGATCAACGAAACTGCACTCAAACTCTGGACCGTCGATATGTAATGGTTCCTCTATCTTCTTTCTTCTTCTCGCCATCTTTACCTCAAATCTCAGATTGAATTCCCAAAAGGTTACATAAGTCCGTGTATCCACCGATGAGTCGTCGGACTTCGTCGTCATGCTCGTTTTTCGTTACAGCTATAATTATCGGCACAGTGTTCCACTCCCACAACCTCTGCTCCTGAAGCAGGGACGGTGAAGCTGCCTCATGTATCACAGCGCAATAGTCCTTCGAGTTCTCCTTTAGGATGTGAAGGGCTTCGTCACAAAAGGGACAATCGTTCCTAATATGAAGCAAATATGTCGTAAAATCCTCTTGCATGAATTAGCCCCTTAGCAAATCTCTAGTAGACATTCTAAGCTTCTCTTTGATCTGGTTCGGAGTGCCGACGATCGTTAGCTCAATCCCCGACTGTCCTCGATCGAGAGTCACCTTGGTGAACGTCTGCCTCGTGTCAAGTCCTGGCGGCATGCTGCCTTCATCCAACCTGTTCACCATTCCCGAGTCCTCACGTAGACAGATCACATGGGACGGATTGATTGTCACCTCACGGAGGGTGTACTTCTTCGTCGCAACCGATGAGCCCGAGTAATTCGAGCGATTTTCAACAACTTCAGTTAGCGTAACTAACATTTTTTTCTCCTTTTGCCGCATAAGCGAGCAACATATCATTGGGCGCAGTCCAGACTGAGCCACGGTAAAACAAATCCGAATGTGTCTGGAACCTCTTCAGCAAGATAGATACATAAGGCTCCTTTAGTTCGCAATACTCTCTTACTGTACCATCATCATTAACCTTTGTCAAGATAAAATGTGAAGGAAGATAAACTAAATCTCCTGAACTAAGAGTCATCGCCTTCGATGCCTTCCACTCTCAAACCTTCGAGATCTTCTGGTGGTGGGGCTTCATAGTCTTGATGGTTCATAACTTGACTGGCAAGGTGGGCGTAGTACTTATAAGCCTGCATAACGTTTTGAGATAGCAAGTCTATCTCATAGAGTTCACGCCTGAACTCGTCTACCTTATTGAAAGACTCGTAAATCTTTTCTGGGTGGACATCGTTTAGTTTATTCTCAAGCTGTTTTGCTCTGGTTGAGATCTCCTGAATACTCTTGGAAATTTCTTTTGGCAATTGCGATATTGAAGTTTGATTTTCGATTTTCACTTTTTTGTTCTCCAGGCTTTGATGTTTCGCTCTTCGGTGACGATAGGAGTGATTTCTCCAATAGGAAGTAGTTGATAAACCTTGTTACCAGAACAAGCGGACAGGGGCGTTGAAAAGTTCGGTGCGAGCACCATTGCTTTCTTATTTCGCAAGTTTGCGGGAGCAGTAGCTCGAAGCTGAACGAGAGATCCTACTGGATATTTCGGTTCAGAATAGTATCCAGATAAGATCTTTTTTGCATACTTGTTTTCGACGATCTTATTGAACTGTGAAAGGGTTGGTACGAAGTTTTCGTTTTCAGTAACTTGGAGTGCAATGTCTCTAAAATAAGGAGTTGTAAGGTAGTATTTCGCAGCCATGACAGCCTTTTCACGCAAACCTGTAGATTCGTCGTTATACTTGCTTGCGAAGCGCAGGCGTTCGTTCTGGACTTCGTCTGAATTTTCTCCCTCAAGTTTTGCAATGATTTGCAACTGACGAGAAGACAGCTTGCGTCCAAACTTTGCCTGATTTAATACAGACTCTGCAAAACCCTGTGCCCAAGATCTCTTATCTTCGATTCGGGAAATGAGAGTCTGGATACGGGCGATAATAGGATCTTCGAGAAGAGGTGCCCGAGAAGCGACGGCTTCATCGGAGTATTTTTCCTCTAATTTATCTAACCAGGGGCGTCTGCCAGGAGTTAAGCGCCCCTGGCGTTGATATGCTTCTTGAAGTGATATTGCGAAGTCATAATCTCGCTTGTTACCCTTGAGGTGGGGGTTCTCAACTAAAGCGTTTAGTCGTTGTGATAATTTCATTAGCAACCTTCTTTCAACTCTCAACTACATGATAACTATAACCGATAAGAAGTTATTTGTCAAGCCTTTTGTGAGATTATTTTCACTTTATCATGGAAAAAACTGCGTTTGCTAGAGAGGCAACAACTCCAGTACCGACGAGCCAGAGAATTTTATTGACGTTCGACATCCTCTCTTTGAGTAATATTATTTCATCTCGTTGGCGTTTGTCTTCTTCGGCAACTTCCTTGAAGCTTTCCATGTCAAATAAGATTCTTTGCTGCTTTTCCATTGCGGGTTCGACAGTTTTCTCTATGTACTTTGTCCTGTCTTCAGCCGTCTTTTCAAGACTAGCAACCCTGGTTACAATTCCCATATTCTGTCCGTCGCCCATGAGCATATATTGTAACTCACTCATGGAAGTCTTTATCGACTGTACATCTTCAACTAGTCTTTCTATTTTTAGCCCAAGATCAGTAGAAAGGCGGATCTGCTTTTCAACAGTGTCTATTTTTTCACTGAGTGAGGCAAGTAGTTGAACTAACTCCATTTCTTTTTGCAATATAACACCCTCTATTTACAAAAGCAAGACTTTTTTATCCTGCTCTTGTAAATAGGGTGAAAAAGACTATTCGGACTCAACAATTCCGTGGGAAGTTGTAATAAGTGTTCCTGCTGCGGACACAGCGTTTAGAAGGGCGGTTTTTGTTACCTTGAGTGGATCGATGACACCAGCTTGATACAAGTCTGTAATCTCTCCAGTTGCAAAGTTGTAGCCGGAGCCTGTCTTCGACTCACTGACTGTCTTCTCTGTAAGATCTACCGACATGCCTGCATTGGAAGCCATCTTGCGGAGTGGTGCCGAGACTGCTGATAAAACAATCCTTGCGCCAAGTGCCTGATCAGCATTGTTTGTCTCCAAAGTGTCAGAATCAGCCACACGCCTAGCAGCCTGCACAAGAGCCGTTCCGCCTCCAGCCACAGTTCCTTCGTCCTGTCCCGAACGAACGGCTTGAAGAGCATCCTCTGCCCTGTGAAAGGCTTCCATCATTTCAATTTCGGTAGTTCCGCCAATCTTGATAATAGCAACGCCAGAAGCAAGACGATTTACACGTCTTTGGATAGCCTCACACTCTTTTAGAGACTCTGTCTGTTCAATCTCTGTCTTGAGTTGTTCAATTCTTTCCTCGATGACGTCAGGATCTCCTGCTCCTCCGACAAAGGTTGCCCAAGCTTTTTTAGCCTCGCATACTTTGACTGTTCCAAGGTGAGAAATATCTGCCTTGGCTAGGGACTGCTTTCCAGCAGGACCGAGAACAGTAGCACCTACTGAGGTAGCCAAGTCTTCAAGACAGGCTCTTCGTTCTTCACCATAGCCAGGTGCTCTAATAGCTGCGACTTTCATCGTGCCTCGTACAGCATTCATAATAAGTGCTGCGAGTGCTTGATCTTGAACGTCCTCTGCTACAACGACAAGTGCTCTACCTTCTCGTGAAGCGACTTGTAGAGCAGGAAAGACTTGCTCGACGGTAGAGATAGCAGTGTCTGAAACAAGAACAAGTGCGTTCTCGTGTCGCATAGTCCATCTACGCTTGTCTGTTACGAACTGGGGTGAAAGATAGCCTGAATCTACCTGAAAGCCCTCAATAAGCTCTAATGAAGTTGAAGCAGAGTTTGCTGGCTCAATAGTAATAGCACCATCCTTGCCTGCTTTATCTACAGCCTCGGCAATGAGGTTCCCAAGGTGCTTGTCTCCATTGGCGGAGATAGTAGCGATGTGCTGAATGTCTGCAAGAGTCTCAATAGGACGAGAGTTTGCTTCCAATTCAGTTGCAATAGCCGTTACAGCCTTATCCATGCCTCGCTTAATCTCAACAGGTGAAATGCCTGCGGAAAGGTGAGCAGAAGCTTGTCGGAATATCTCGTGAGATAAGATAGTGGAAGTTGTTGTTCCATCTCCTGCCTCGTCTGCTGTTGCTTGGGCTGCTTGCTTGATAACCTGTGCTCCTAAATTAGCAACAGGATCATCCAGATCTACAAACTGGGCAACAGTTACACCGTCTTTGGTGATAACCGGGCGTTCGCCTTTCTTTTGTAGGATAACATTTCTACCCTTGGGTCCGAGAGTAGCACCAACATTTTCTGCTAATGTTGTTACACCCTCCAATAGTTTAGTTGATAGTTCTTGGTTATTAGAATAGATTTTGCTCAATGAAGCCTCCAGTTTGGTAATCTTTCTTATTATAATGTAGTTTTTGTGGTTTGTAAAGGATTATTCTTCGAATTTCTTAAATTCTATTTCTTCGCCACCATCGTTGCGACTGAAGGGTGAGATATAGTACCTAACAGGTAAAGAAACGTTCTGCACACCGCCGAATTCATCAAGATTATAGGAGATGTTCATTGAATCTAAATCGCCTAAAGTCAATTTCCCAGACTGAATGACGTTATTTAGATTGGTGACGTCGGCTGCTGTGAAGCCCACCTTGGAACCACCTGAACCATACCTAGTCCTAAAGATAGGCAAATAAGCCTCTATGTCTGGGACTTGTGGGTTCAAAAAGGCTGCGTGCCCTGAGCCGGGCTCTACGTCCAGCTTGAAGCTGTCACCCTTCTTCTGTAGGGAAAGCTCCCCGATGAAGAGCGACTGAGCCATGTTCGAACCTTTGCCGTAAATGAGGTAGACTACCTGAGAAGCAATGGACTCATCATCCAGAAGTTGATAATATCCCTTTGAGCTTCGACTACCTGAGAAAATTCCTCGTTTCCACATAGATTCAGACTGGTTTATAAACCTAGTGGCTGCGATTTTCTGTTTCCTATTTAAACTCTTTATTGTGGATACCATTGCGGCATACCTTTCGAAACCGACTGCCTTGTGGGAAATCGTAAAGAGAGGCTTGCGATCGGGATCGAGGAGTCCAAAGTCTCCCACAGCAGTCTTGCTGCTCAATTTATCAATGCTGCCCACATTTTTGAAAACTTGCCCAAGGACTTCAACAGTTGCGGGAGTTTCAGGAGTGATACCTGCTTGCAAGAATTTTTCTTTTATGATCCCTAAGTGCTCATTTTCGGCTCGAAGCTCCTCTGGCTTCGTCTGTAGCCAAGTAATTTTTGTCTTTGCAACTGCGATCTTTCTGGTATATTCACCTATCTCCTTAGCCGATGACATAGACGAAGTTGGAGCCTTCTTTCTATTTGCATCTGCAATATCTTGACGAGTAACTTTGTCTGCCAAGAAAAAAGTAAATGTTCCACTATCCCCGCTCAAAGCTTGGCTGACGTAGAGCCGATCGTCAAGTCCATCTTCGGGTAGTTCTCCTAAAGATTTCAGTATACTCTTCGGAACCTTGTCTGGACGAACATAATAAAACAGTCGGGAAGCTCTGATAGTGGCTTCTTCTAGTGAGTCCTCCTCCAAAGCGCCAAAACCAGCAGGTGCCGACTTTGAGCGTGCTTTTGGTGGATCTTCACTATAAGGATCGCCTCCTACCTTCTTGGTGCCCTTGGTGGACAATCGCTTGCCAGCATGCCCTTCAATAGAGCCAGCTTGCATAGCGTTCTCTAGCTCCAAATCAATCATTTCCATAATCAATTCAGCGTCTATCTTATTCTTTTTAGAATAGTGCTCTTCAATGAGCTTTTCCCAATTAGCCATTTTAGTTTTCCTTTAGATAATGATGTCAGCAATGCCGAAGTCGACTGCTTGTTGTGCGTCTAAGTAAATGTTAACCTTCTTGTCCAACAACTTCTTAACCATGCGCTTAGTCATGTCTGTCTCGGCAACAAGAGTTTCAATATATTTTTCTTGAATCCAACGAATCTCTTCCATCTCGTTTTCAAGGTTGTGCATTGCTCCATGAGTTCCGCCGATAACAGAGTGAATCATAACACGAGTGTTGCGTCCGATTCTTCGAGCGCCCTTGGTACCTGATGCGAGGATAAGAACACCTGCGGACATTACCTTGCCGATGCCGGTTGTAATGATAGGGCATTCTTCCTGAACAACTCTCATCATGTCACAGATGCCGAACATGTCGAGGGCTGAACCACCATAAGTCGAAATAACCATCTCGATAGGCTCGATCTTCTCAACAATTTCAGAGTTAGGATCTGATGGATCTTCGAGAAACTTTTTCTTACCTGTCTCTTTGAGAGTTAACAGTCCAGCGACGATTTCCAGTGCCATTCGCTCGCCGACGTCGCCGATGACTGGAACAACACGGATCTTCTTTTCTGGCGCTGCTGCGCCGGACATTGGGGGGAGGACAATGATGGACTTGCCGCCGCCTGACAACTGATCGAGGAATTCCTCCTCCATTGCATCAAGTTCTTCTTCAGTAGGCTCAAGTTCTTCGGTGGCGGCTTGCTCCAACTCTTCAACCTTTTCTTGCTTTTTCTTCTTCTTTGACATTTTAAATTGTTTCCCCTTGTGATTAAATCACTTTAATTTTTGAACATATAGGGCACCATTTTCCCAAAAGAGGTTAACCTCTCCGTCCAGATATGAGCCAATAACATTTAAGTAATTCTTTACCTGAGTGGAATCAAACTCCCCCTCTTTTGCCTGCTGCACAACCCAGCGTACAACTGAGTATACGAGAAATAGCTTTGCGCCGTGGAAGACGTTTCCTTCTTCCTTGAAGTATTTTCCCTCTTTTATGAGATCTAGAATGAACTTCTTTGCTTCCACCGTCCAACATCCCTAATCTGCCGCCTTGGGCGGATAAAAAACTACTTGTCTTTAGTAAGTAGGATGTTGCGAACCATTTCTTTGATTGTTGAGTGAAGTTCTTCTTCGTTGTACTGTTTTGGTGTGCCGAGTTCACGTGCAGTTGGATCACGCATCTTGCCATCGTCGCCCTGGACTGACTTGCCAAACTTCTTGCCTGCAACTTTCTGCTTTTTCTGTGCGTTCTTGAACATTCCCTCTGCGCCGCCCATGTCCATAACAATTTGGGCTGCTTCTAAGATTTTTGGATTAGAAAGATAATCCTTATCCTCGGCAACAGTGGCAATAGCAAAGTCTGAAAGTCTATTTCCAAGAAAACCACCTGATGCCTTTACCAAAGCTCTCATGCCTTCAGCAAGTTTTGCGCCCTTGGGGTTTTTACTTGGACCGAGAAGGGTTTCGAGATCTTTTGTAATCTTTTTAAGCAACTGGGCTGCATACTCTGGTGTATAAGGAACACCATCTTTGTTTCTTGAAGCGTCTACGTGAGCCTGAGTAAGTGGAATGTCTGTCCTAAGCTCGCCAGTAGACAAGTTGAAGAAGTTACCGTAGATGTCGTCACCTAAAACGTCCATAAACTCATAGCCATCAGTCTTGCCTGTGAGCAGGGTAAAGTAACCTCTGTCCTGCTTAACCTCGTCCTGATATTGCAAGGAAATGTCCTTGGTTGGCTTACCAACAGTCCTGGCACGCTTCTTGTCTGTTTCCACAGAAACATCTGTAGGGACGTTTATCATAATAACGCCGATGTCATAACCAGCCGTCTTCAACTCTTCCATTCTGACTGCCATTTTCATAACGTCTTCGCCAGTAGTGTCAAAAACGATAGGCTTTGCCTGGTTCAGCCAATCAAATGTCTGACTTTGAGTGGCATTTTGCAACTTTTCTCTAAAAGTTTGCTGTTTCTCAAAAGTATCTAAGTCTTCCTCTTTCGTAGCAAACTTGAGCGACAAGCCGAACTTGCCGAACTCTGCTTCAATCTTCTCATCTGGGTTTGAGGTTTCGAATTCTTTGGGAACACCAATTTGCTTTGAAAAGAACGTCTTACCTGCACCTGCTGGACCTAGAATAAAGATAGCCTTAAACGGGTGCTTGAGCTTGTTGATTGCCTCGTCGATTCTCTCCTGCTCTGTTAGGATCTTTGGTTCCTCAAGGAGCATCGATTCAGCTTGAGTTTGATGATATGCCTCTTTGATAAGGCTTTTCAGGGTTTTTACGTTAATCTTCATTTTATATTTTCTGCTCCTTGTTTTATATTAAATAATAAAAAAGCAGGACATTTTCGTGCCCTGCTTCTTATTCTCTCACACCAAAACCAAAAGGTTTTTATTTATTTTAGAGAACGAAGTCGGGCAACAACTGCCTTGGTGATTTCTTCGAGTTGCTCTTCGGTAGTCTCGTCAACTTCCTCAGTAGCCTCTTCCACCTTCTCTTCTTCGTCTTCTTCCATCTTGTAGCCTTCGTCTACCTCTTCGTCTTCGTCCATATCGTAACCTTCGGAGACGGCTGCGTCTTCGTCGATAACTGCCTGAACTGCTTGAGCGATTCTTTCAGCAAGAGTAGGCTCTACTGTCTCCATCATCTCTTCTTCTTCTGCTGGCTCTGCGTCCATCTCTGGCTCTGCGTCCATTTCCATCTCTGGCTCTTCAGCAGGTGCCTCTTCTTCAGAATCAACACGCTCGGCAGGAACGCCAGTCTCTGCTTCAATAGCAGCAAGAACAGCGTCTACAAGTGACTCGATTTTGTCTTGAGGAACTTCTTCAGCAGCAGGTTCTTCCATTGCTGGTTCTTCAGCGCCCATCTCCATCTCTTCTTCTTCAACAACAACTTCTTCGTTGGTTGCTTCAGTCTCTTCAGTGGTAGTCTCTTCTGTATCTTCAGCCTGGATGTCAAGCTTCTCTGAAATTCTACCAACGATGGTACCGAGAGCAGGAATACCTGCGATCGCTGCCATTCTCTTAATTTGTGCTTCTGAAAGCAACTGCTTCGTCTTCATTTTCTTTCTCCTCTTCGGGGGTTAATTTTGGTGTAAAATTTGGCATAAATAGCCGTTCACCTTATAAATAGTCTATTTTATCAAAACAGGTCTGCATTTCGAAGTTTTTTGGCGAGCTTTTTAGTAGCCTCACGCTCTATCTGATCTATTCTGACATGACTCAAGTTCATTCTCAAGCCAATATCACGTAGAGTCATCGGCTTTCCATCAGCCTTGTCGCAAGCTATTAGAGTGCAGTTCAAGTCTTCCTCAAAATTGATCCAATAACGGCATTCTTTGTTTTCTTCTGGGCAAGAAACTTTATATTTCTTGCAAGTATCACTACATTGTCTCATAAGTCTGGGTGTTCCCTTGCAATCATATCGAAGATGTCTTCTAGCTCTTCGTTTTCTAGGTTGAACTTTTCCTCTATCTCTGCCTGAGTCTTTTTTGCCTTTTCTTCTCTTTTTTGGACTCTCTTTGTCCTCTTTTGGCTCTTCTTTGGAGACTTCTCATCCATAAGTCGAACTGCCTGTTTCGAGAATTCATCGCCCTCAAGGAAGCTCGTGATTATCTGTCGGAAGAGCTTTGTTTGCGTCAAGCCGTACTCTCTTAGGCAGATCTTAAACTGAACATGTCGTTCTACAGTGTCATAGACTATAATCCTTTTACGATCATCCTTCACGAGTACCTCCCAAAGATATGAGCAGCGGATTCAGCCCTGGAAGCTGCTGATTGTCTGATAAACTTAGCTTTGTGACGGAAGTCTTCAAGATTTGTAACGCCAGAGTATGAAAGACTAGAACGAAGTCCTTGATCAATTTCATATAATATTTCAATCGCCGGTCCTCTGCAAGGGACGGTTGTAGAGACACCTTCAATGGATGAAAACTTACCTCGCCAATCATTTTGTGCAGCTTTTGACGCCATCCCTCTAAAATTTTTCCGCAAGTTTCCGTCCTTGTCTTCAAAAGTCGAGCCTGGCGTTTCGTCCGTCCCTGAGAGAAGTGAGCCCACCATAACCAAGTCCGCCCCTGCTGCTAATGCCTTGGCTGCATCTCCAGAACTCCTGATTCCGCCGTCGGCGATGATCATAGTCTCTCCCGCAAGCTCAGACTGGGCGCAATCGAAGATAGTGTGCAAACCTGGGACGCCGTGTCCAGTCTGGATTCTTGTGGTACAGATAGAGCCTCCTCCGACATTGCATCGAACTGAGTCTGCTCCCCACTTTGCCAATGCTTCGAAGCCCTCACGAGTTGCGACATTGCCAGCCATCACGTGTAAGTATTCTGGTGCCCAAGACTTAATCGCATCAAGTGCATTCTTCATCAGAAGATGATGTCCGTGAGCTACGTCTACACAAATAACGCTTGCTCCCGCCGTAACCAACTCCTTTGTTCTCTCAAGGTAGTCTCCCGTTACACCAACGGCTGCGCCAGTGAGAAAACCGCCGTTTTTGACAGCAGTCTTCATGAGGCTTACCTGTTGATCGACAGTATTGTACCTGTGAATTATACCGAGTCCGCCCATTTTGAACATTGTTGTTGCCATTGTTGAGCCCGTAATTGTATCCATAGGACTCGAAACAATTGGAAGGGACAAGTGCATATTAGGCTCAAGGTTGACTCCAAGATCTACCTGTGTTCTCGACTCAATTTGAGAGTACTGAGGTACCAACAGGACGTCATCGTAAGTAATTGCGTCGATCTTGTTGATAATTTTAGCCATCTAGGTGCCCTCCCTTGGGCGGTGATTCTCTCAATATCCTGTCCAACTCAGACTCCTTCTTCTTAATCATATCTTTGATGATATTTTTTGCATCGCTCCAGCATTCAGGACAATAAAGGTTTACCTTCCTCTCTTTGCGGCGCTCGACGACGTACCAAGATTGAACCATTTCTCGATTCTTCTTGTCGAAATCCTTGAAACAATTAACGCAAGCGTTAGGCAAGTGTTCAAACATGCTCATTTTTTGCTTCAATTCCTTCTCTGCATCCTTCTTCTTCTTTCTCCTAATTTTCCTGTCAGCAGACATTAATCCTCACTCTCGTCAGTTGATCCAAGTGCGCCGGAGCCACGATTGCTCATCGAAATCGGATGCCAGTCATAAAGATCACCAGTGTGCGTTTCGAGCGCTCGGAAGTGAACAACTGGAACCATTACAGCTTGAGCGATTTTGTCGTGCTTTGTCACAAAGCGAGTCTCGGTGCCTACATTGTGAAGGTTCACAAAGACTTCTCCGTCGTACCCAGAGTCAACGACGCAAGCTCCAACGAGCAAGCCCTGTTTTGCCGCTACTGACGATCGGTTCTTAATTTCAAGCATGTACCCGTGAGGCACGCCGACTCGGTAGCCGGTTTGCAGGAGTGCCGAAGTGCCAGGTTCTATGCGGATTAAGCCTTCGGGCTCTGGTGGATTGTAAAACAAGTCCAAGCCTGCATCAGAAGGGTTTGCCCTCTGTGGTGGTTTGGCGTCTGGTCTTACTCGTGAATATTCAATAATCATTTAATTCTCCTTAGTTTATCTTTAACCACTATAACATAGTGTTTTTAGTTTTGCAAGTGTTTTATGCTAATAATTTAAAATTATGTCGTAACGATCTCGTGGAAAAACCCCACTGATCGTGATAGTCCAATCGTGCCATATAGGGCTTGTTTAGTTCCACATGATCATTTTCACGAACTCCCCAGCATTTGATTGCATTGAGTGTCGAAGTGGAGTCTATGACTTTCACTATCCAATAAACCTTTCCGTTCTTTGTTTTTCTTGGAACGATTTCTCGTGGGATAAACCAGGCAACTGGAACCTCTGGCATGAAGTCTCCAAGTGGAGGAATCATGTTATCATCTAACTGCTTCATAACCTCTTCAGACATAACAAGGTGAATAGGAAACATTCCCGTTAGGCTTACTTGATATTCAATCATCTCCTGAGACGTGAAGTCTCCTTCAGGTGCAAACTTCTCGATGTTCTCGTTGAATCTCTTCTTCGTCTTTGCTCTATCGACTGCAACTGCCGACCAGAAGTGTTTGAGCCCAGTGAAGCGTTCGTCGACGAGACTGTTGAGGGCTTTTGAACGCACGAGGACGTCGAGAGCCTTCTTGTTTAACTTAGAATAGACAATTCTATCGTGGAATAAGAAGTCCTCAATAGTCTCGAATGGACGGAAGTTTAATATCTGATCAATAGCGGCGTCGCCGAGTCCCTTAACAGATGAAAAGGGCTGAATAAGCGCTCCGTCGTCTCCGATAGTCCAATTCTTTGTGGACAAATTAATATCAAGAGGGCGTATTTCAAACCCCATCTTCTTAGCAGTGTTGATGGCACGCTCTTTTCTTGACTCTGGTTCTTTATCCAAGAATGCAGCCATCCACTCAACTGGATAGTAGTTTAATAGCCAAGCACACTGGTAAGATAGAATAGAGTAGGAAACTGCGTGAGACTTATTGAAACCGTAACCTGAGAAGAACTCAAATGTTTCCCAAAGCTTTTCGGCTTCTTTTCTCGTCATATCTTTCTCAACGCAACCATCAACAAACTTGTGGAAGATTTTCATCTTCTCTTCTGCGCCCTTGCCTGTGCCCTTCTTAGTAAGCAACTTGCGGAGAAGGTTTCCTTCATCGAGGCTAATGTCCTTGCCTAGCTTGTGAGCAAGAAGAGCAATTTGTTCCTGAAAGATAAGGAAGCCATAAGTTTCTTCTGTAATCTCTCGGATAGTTTCATTAGCATAATTAACGTCATCAGGGTTGCTCTTTGCTGCAACATAGTTTCTATCAACCTTTGCCGAAAGAGGACCGGGACGGAAGATGGAAGTAATCGCTGAAATATCAATGATGCTTCTGGGCTTTGCATTTACACAAAAGTTTTGAGCGCCTGTCTCGGTGAACTGAAACACTCCTGCCCACTTGCCTTTATGGAAGATGTTCTCATAAACATCTTGATCATCGAAGTCAATAACATCAGGGTGAAGCTTTTCAGCATAGTACTTCTTTACGTCGGCGAAGGTAGGCTTTCTAACTCCGTGATGGCGAGTAAGGATAGAACGGATGGCGTCTTCCATCATTCGCAGAGAAGCAAGTCCAAGAATATCAAACTTGATAAAACCCATTGGCTCTAGGTGTCGGACATTTTGTCCTTCGCTCCAGGGCGTTTGGCGGACTCCTCCTGAGGCAATAAGGGGCATGTGTTTGTGGAGATCGTCTGCGATTACTACACCACCTGCATGGCGGGATGATGAACGAACTTGTCCATAAAGAGCTTCAACGTGAGTCTTTACGTGAGGATATTGCTTTAGGAACTTCTGTAAAGTCTCTGAAAACTCCATAACTTCTTCAAATGTCGGGGTGTAGACACCTGCGGACAAGCCATGCTTTGCTTTTGCTTTTGGTGTAGCCTCTGCAAGCATTCTACCAGTTACGTTATTCACCTCGTTAAAAGGAATCTTGTAGAACTTGGAAATATCCTTGATAAGAGAGCGCAACTGTAAGGTGTTCCAATTTGTGATAGGAACAACGGTGTTCTCACCCCACTCTTCTACGAGCTTTTCTTTTAGAAGCATCGGAGAGGCAACGTCATAGTCGATGTCTGGATAGTCTGTTGCATCTGCTCGCAAGAAACGAGAGAAAAGTAGCCCGTACTTAATTGGATCAACTTGGGTAATACCGAGAACATAGGCAACAAGTGAACCTGCTGCTGAACCTCTGCCCGGTCCCGTGAGCTGTTCTTGGACTGCTCTGTCCGCAATAGCTTTCATAGTAAGGAAATACTTTGAAAAACCTCGTTCCGAAATAACCTCCAATTCTCCTTTGAGTCTGTCAACATATTCTTGGCTATCGGACAAGTTAAAGTTTCGTAAACCTTCAATGGAAGCTGCAACAAGAGCTTGAGTAGCAGTCTTTCCTGGTGGAACAACAAAGTCAGGTAGGCGGACTTCATCATTGGGGAAGAAGGTTTCAATCATTTCGTGAGCAATAGTGTGAGTGCTTTTGATAGACTCTAAAATAAGATCGTCGTCATATTCAACGCCTGCATCTTCAGAATACTTTTTATAACTCTCCCACATTTGATCGCCATTCTTTGGGTAAAGCTCGTAGCCTACCTCTTCGACATCAACAGGAAGTTCAGAGTCCATCTCTTTACCTTTACCGAGCCAGCCAAGCTTCTTGTAGAGAATCCTGTCTTTCCAAGTGTCTGGTGTAGGGTAGTGGCTATCGGCTGTAGAGACAAGAGTGATGTTGAACTCTTTGGCGATTTGGATAACATATTTATTTAAGTCGTGTTGTTCTGGAATGTTATTCCATTGTAACTCTGCGAAGAATCTATCTCCAAAGATAGAAGTCATCTTGGAGGCGGTTTCTCTCATAGCGTCGAGAATAGCCTCTGAACCCTGCTCCTTGTTTCTCCACATGTCGCCAGCAAAAAGTCCCCCAAGGCACGCTGTGGACACAATAACGCCCTCTGAATGCTTTTCTAAAAGAGCATAGTCGATTCTTGGGAAACGATAGAAGTAATCACCCTGAAATGACTTGGAAACCATCTGAAAGATGTTCTCTA